CATCATCACCATGACTGGTAAACATTCCATATCCCATGTTGTTTCCTTTCAGGAAAGTTTAATTAATAACCAAAATTTCACAGCAACAAATGCTGCAAAGCAGAGCACACCTATTACATATTCCATGTCATTTCCTTTCAGGAAGAAGGTTGAATGTCCCATCCAGTGCATCAAACAACAGTGCTTTAGCACAGTTGAGGGTTTGTCTAGCACCCTCATTGTTGCCATGACGTATCTGTTCTTGAACATCAGACAGTAGTCCTGCAATTACCATTGCACCACCTGACAGTTTGTAAGTGATGGAGTCTTTCATTAAACCTGTAAAGGTTTCAATGTCACAACCAAACATGTTATTTAAATCTTGATTTGAAAGCTTTGCCATGTTGTTTCCTTTCAGGAATTGATTGCTTCAGCCAGTGCATTTTCACTGTCGATAGTGACAGCATCAAACACCTGTTGCTTCGTACCTTTGTAACCCATACCTTTAAGAATTGCATAGCAAGTCTTACCCTTGGAAGTTAAACGCATTCCTTTCATCTCCAGTTTAAGACCTTGTCTTAATGAACGGAGTCGGAAGGCTTCGATTTTCTGTGGTGTATCAAGTACCATTTTGTTTCCTTTAGGAAAAGAGAAGCGACATTGCTTCTGTTAAAGCTAAGCTTTAGCCCTAACAGAAACCCACTGTCTAGCACCGACCCCAGTGCCACAGTGGAAATTGTCTCTCACACATATTATCAACATGATATGTAAGCATGTCCTATGCATTCACCTTGCATAGACTAGGCTAGTCCATAGCAGTGGTGCTTACCTTGCTAATAGCAAGCACCCTCACCGACACTAGTATCAATTTTTAAAGAACATTCGTTTGAAGCTTTGCTTCACAGCAGGGCTTCACCCTAGATAGAACGCTAGATAACATTCTCCAAAGCCCCTTAGGGCTTCAGGCAAGGCTATCAAGTAAGCTCTGCTTACACCACAAAACCAGTGGCATCAAGCTTCGCTTTACCTTTGGCATACAGTCCGACAATGACTTTGTCATCAAGGTGACGAACATCTGAGTTGTCTCCAGAGACAACAGGAATTCCCATGAAGCTAGACGGAATGTCTTTTTCCTTACGGAAAACAACTGCCATTCTCATGTTGTTAAGCAAAGCTTTCTCGACATAAGGCTGAAAGCCTTCAACACCGCTATAGGAAAATGTCAGGTCATAATTGGCAGGTAAATCTTTACGATTTACATCTTTGGTGTAGTCATAGAATTGCACTTCAGGAAATGCAGCAAATATGTTTACATATTCAATGCCATCGGCATCGGTAAAACCTACGGTTTCCCAACGAATGTCGCTAGTACCATTCAGTCTAACCAAAGGCTGTAAGCCTTTCTTCTTTGCTTTCTTAATAATTTTGGCAATATCAACAACAAGTTGTTGCATGAAGCTGTTTCGCTCTGTAAAAAACCATACGGTTTTATTGATTCGAGCCGTTTGAACGGAGCTAAAAGCTCCACGACCTGCTGAATACAAGCAAGCCTTGTCACATTCAGCAACCTTAGCCATTGAACAAGTGTTCCACTTGGTAGTTGTTGCCGGAGCTAGATAGAGAATGCCAGTCAAAAAGCCTACGGCTTCTCCCTTGACAGTTTTGGCATCGGACGATACAGAAAGCAGAGCTTTAGACTTGAACATTGTGTTTCCTTTCAGGAAGGTTGTGGCAATATTGCCGTTGAGGTTTTCAATTATAAAGAGTTCCAATAACCCTGTCAATTACAGGGCTTTCTTAGCACCGATAAAGGCAGAGCCTTTAAACAACAGTGCCTCGTCATAACAACCCATCCACTGCATTGCCTCAGCTTTGCTGAGAGTGTAGTGTGATTTTTTGAAACCGACACCAGTTACTTTGTAACCGAAGGTCTTAGCCAAGGCTAACACAGCTTCATCTTTGTATAACAAAGCAAGTGCAATAGTTGATGTAATCAAGCCAATTTGTGGAATGTATTCCATGATGTTTCCTTTAGGAAGGTTAAAAAATTAAGCTCTCGCTTTGCTCAGTGCCAACAAATCAGCAAAGCCCGATTCTTTTGAAGCATAGTCAGTTCCTTTAAGAGCTTCTATGATTCGGTATTCATCACAAAGATAGCTTCTGAATTCAATCATTTTAGAGTCAGAAAACTCACCCTTTGTCAGAAAGGTTCTGATGAAATTTTGAGTTTCAGAAGTACGAAAACCCTTCAAGCATTCCCCAATGGAATCGCCAAAGTTATCAAGCACTGTAACAGCAAGCTTCAAAAAGCAAACTGGAATCGGTTCGAAGTTAACATTTTTCATCTTCATGTCTTTCATTTAATAGAATTCAAGAGAAAATACCCTTTTTTCACTACCATGAAAAAGGGATATTTTCTCTATTAAATGAAAGACATGGATTCCCGCACATGTACGCAGATCTTTGTATTTTTAAACAAAAGAAGATGCCAACGGAGTTGTCATATCTTTTGTGTATATAAAAATACAAAGTTGATAGAGACTTATCCACAGTTTGTTATTGAGCCATGTCATTAGGTTGTTGATAACTGGGTTGGTTGCTGTGGATAACTTCAAAAGGGGATGGGGTAAATGTTGCTTAAAATTTAGGCAATGAAGGATGGTGTAGATGGGGTAGTATAACTTTTAGTTATAGATATACCACCTTTCATTCATCGAAGTGATGCTTAAAAAATAGGCAACTATTTTCAGTTTTTTGACATTGATAACCGATTTTGAATCAGTATTCAGAGATCTTCTAAGTCATTGAATTCATTGAAGATTCTTTATTCTTGAGTTGAATGCATTCTATGTCTTTGATTCACCCAAGATCTGCAACGCATTGCAACGCATTGCACTGGCGCAGCGCTGGCGCAACGCTGGGGTGGCGGGGGCACAGGGGGGTAGGGCGCTATATGTATATGGCCTCGTACAAAAATCAGGAAAAATAGACTTGTTAACCAAGGCTGGTTTACAGCAGCGTCCACACCGCCATAGAAATAATTAGGGACAGATCAACTGCACCGATTTGCACCGTCAACTTCACAGAGATGTGTACACCCTAGCATAGGAAATGTTCAGTGTGTTAAACAAAATAGATGTGTACACGCTAGTGCTAGCTGGCTACATAGATGATAACAATTGTCATTGAAGTTTCATGCACTTGATACTTAAAAGTTCAGATTAGATACTTAAACAGCAACCTATAGGTTTCCGGCATAAACAACAAAGCAGCTCCATTGCCGGAAACAATACCCCCACATGGACCAGAGGCTAGGGAGGTACAACATATTTCATTCTTTCCATAAGAAAAGCTTGACATTGTTTTTAATGTGTGTAAAACTACCACTACCTGCACCATGTATGTATTTGACATACAGGCGATACGAAGAAAAAGTATAGGCTACCTTCCGGCTACGGGTAAAGAAACGAGCTTGCAATCGGCTGCTGAAGAGAAAAGACTCGGAGGGAATGACATAGGGGCCACTGTGTTGTTCTTGCTCTGAATACTGGCAGTGGTAACACCTTACACTGACCAGACTAGACTTGATGTGGGTACTTGTTAAAAGCTGTTGCTAAAAGGGTGGGCTAACAACAGCCATAGATGAACACATCCCTTATGGGCTTTCTAGGTGTATGTTCTAGATATTAGTGGTAGGTAGCTGTATTTCACTATGTGATATGTACAGATAGTTCTACAAGTAATGGTAGTTGTTTCTTCACAGAATCTCTACCGTCAACACTATAGACATACATTGGGATAGGTTGTTATGTGTAGCAATAAATGCTACCATACCACCTTAGCTAGGCTATGCTTGTGTTATTGTTACAAAGTGTGTTAGCATGAAGCATTATGAACTTATACACCAGACAACAGCTAGAAGACAAAGGCTTAACAAACACATATCCCTACAGTGTATTTACACAGGCTTCATTAGCATTACACAGGGGCTATGTAGACAAGATGCATTTGTTTCACAGTGATGTCTATTATGTTAGAGCAGCGTTAGAGAAAAGTACAGGATATGTATTTCCCTTAGACAGAGTTGAAGAAGCTATGAGAGCTGAGGGATGGAAAGAGCATAGACACCTACCAAGGAAGAAACAACATGGCAACAAAGAAAAGCACTGTTAATGCTGCTGGCAACTACACTAAGCCTACAATGCGTAAGGCGTTAGTTGCTAGTGTTAAAGCTGGTAGCAAAGGTGGTGATGCTGGTGAATGGTCTGCTAGGAAGGCTCAGCTTGTTGCTAAGCTTTATAAAGCTAAGGGTGGTGGTTATAAATGAAAGCTTCTCAGAAGTCTTTAAAAGAATGGACAGAGCAGAAATGGACTACTAAGTCTGGTAAGCCCTCTTCTAAAACAGGAGAGCGTTATCTTCCTGAAGCAGCCATCAAGTCTTTAAGCTCTGCTGAGTATGCTGCCACCACCAAAGCCAAGAGAAAAGGTACAGCAGAAGGCAAACAGTTTGTTAAACAGCCTAAGGCCATTGCTAAGAAAGTGAGCAAATTTAGATGACTATTCCAGAGCGAGTTAAAAGTAAGATGAAAGAGGAAGGTCTTTCAGGAGTAAACAAACCTAAATCTACACCAAGCCATCCTACAAAGAGCCATGTTGTTATGGCAAAAGAGGGCGATGAATATAAGCTTGTTCGTTTTGGACAGCAAGGTGTTAAAGGTGCTGGAGCTAACCCTACCAGTGATAAAGATAAAGCTAGGAAGAAATCTTATTATGCAAGACATAATGCTCAAGATCCTAGTCCAGATAAATTAAGTGCTCGCTACTGGTCCCATAAAGTCAAGTGGTGATATAACATAAGTGGTAACTAAAAGGAGAAACTATGGCTACCGATGCAGAAAAAGTTAAGATGTACCGTGAGAAGGCTAAGGACACTGCTGTTCCTCAGGAGGTGCGTAACACCTACTTGGACAGAGCTAATGAGCTAGAGCGTAAAGCTTTTGAAAATACAAAGAAAGCTCCTGCCACTCCTGAAAAGAAGATGATGTATGGTGGTATGCCTGTAAGAGGTAGCCGTACAGCCACTAACAAAGAGAAGAAGATGATGGGTGGTGGTTATGCTATGAAGCCTCCTGTCAAAGCTATGGCTAAGGGTGGTGCTGTTAAAAAAGCTGCTACAGCTAAGAAAGGTAAATGATGGCTACTAAGAAAGCGTTTAAACCTTGTGAGGGATGCCCCACACCAGCCAAGTGTAAAGCTGCTGGTAAGTGTATGGCTAAAGAGGGTAAGGGTGGTAAGCCTATGGTGGCTATCATGATTGGTGTGGGTAAGCCAATGAAAGCTAAGAAGAAATAATGGCTACTAAAAAACAAACAGCTAAGATTGCTAAGGTGATGGGCGAGTTTAAGGACAAGGGCTTGCACAGTGGTAAAGGGGGTCCTGTTGTTAAGAATCCCAAGCAAGCCATTGCCATTGCATTGTCTGAAGCTAAAATAAAACCTAAGAAGAAATGATAGACAATACAAGAGCTTCTAGATTTAGAAGTGTTGGTACAAACCTGACAGCAGGTAGTGCCAACACTATCTATACTTGTCCTAACAACTTCACTTCTAAGGTGGAGTTGCTATTTGTTAGTAACAAGACAAGTGGTAATAAGACAGTACAGATAGATTGGCATGACACTTCTACTGGACTCAACTACACTATAGTTGCTGGATACACAGTGTCTGCTTACAACTTCTTAAAGTTTGACCAAGCCTATCTTGTTCTTAATGCTGGAGACTATTTATCCGTCACTCCTGAGGCTGGCAGCACAATGGATGCAACAGTGTCTGTTGAAGAATATTTTGATCCAGCAACTAGAGTATAAGGAAACATTATGGCTAAAAGAGAACTAACAGAACAACAGAAGAAATTCATTGAGGTGTTATTTGCTGAAGCTGGAGGCAATCCTGTAACAGCAAGGAGGCTTGCTGGCTACAGCGAAGGTTACAACACTAAAGCAATCATGGATGTCTTGAAGGAAGAAGTGATTGAGGCTACACAGCTTTACATCGCCATGAACGCCCCTAGAGCAGCTATGGCTGTTGTTAGTGGCATTGCCGATCCTACGGAGCTTGGCTTGAAAGAAAAGCTCAATGCTGCTAAGG